CATTTAGTCTTAGGAATGTAAACATTTGCATATTTGATAATAGTATCTTTCTGCGTTATTATCTTTTCCCAATAAATCCTTCCGTCAATTACTACAGGAATACTATCAATCGTGTTTATACGGATTGTATCTGAACTTTGGATTAATTCAAGTCCATTTTTGACTGCTTTTTTATAATGCCATATAGCACGTTTAGAGTGACTACAAGCAAAAAGTAATATGATTGTACTTAAAAGTAATAAAAGTCTCTTAGATGTCATAAAAACAGGCTTTAAAATCATTTAATCTATTCAACCAACCTTTCAAAAATACTGAGTTCTTTCCTTTGGCTATTGCTCTAAAGAATCTTTCACGCTCTACAAACATAACTGATAATAATTCTTTTGCGTTTAAAGAGTTTACTGCTGTAATTGTTTGCATTCCTATTGCACCATCTATTGCTATTTTAAGTCCACATTGATTAACGCACTTTTGAGTAGTTTTAATCGCTTGTTGGGATCCTGAACCCCAAGCTATTTCAGTCATAAAGATTGCTAAAGTAATATCGTTTATCTTGTCCGCTTTTACGCCATCCCAATACGATCCTTTGAATACCTTAAACCAATCTTCGCTATTCATTGTTAGAAATCTGCTATCGTTATCGTGTCCAAAGGTATGAACCCACGCTTGATAAGTTATACCTGCGTTGGTATGGTAACCACTTTTGCCGTTAAATGGTGTAGGACAAGGATGCGAAGCTGCCGAGTCACTAGTGTGCCTACTTAAACCACCCTCCCATTTTCTAATGAAGTGAACAAATGCGTTAATCTTTGAGTCCATCTATATCGGTTTTAATTATTTTAGCTCTTGCAAATAAACCTCGCATTGCTTCCCAAAGGTTAAGTCCTTTAACTGCAATTACATTCTCATTTATGCTCATTACTTCAATACTTATTAGAATCAATGATACTATTTTAGTCAGCATTAGAGGAACTGAAAAGAAAGTAAGCATTATATCATTGAGAATAAACTTGTCTATAAGGAAAAATAGTATAACTGTGATTTGATAAAGCATCATCTTTGAAATTATACCGCTTAGTTTTCTGCTTGATATTTTCTCTTTTAGTTTACGAGCTTTCCAAAGTCCAGTAATCGTATCTAAACAAATGCAAAATCCTACTAGCATTATTAAACCGCTTATCGGCATAAAGAATGTCCAAAGTAAAGCAAGTATTTTAGGGAAACTTGTCCGAACTGAAGCTAATAATATAAATAGTTGCAGTCTCAAAACTCGTCTTCCTCCTCTTGATAGCTAAATTGTTGAATAAGTTGGTAAGTTAAGTAAAAGAACAAAGCACAACCACCTAAAGCAACATATAAAGTTCCTGAACAATACATAGCAAGTGATGCTGCATAAGCAAACACATAATAGATAATTCCTAAGATTTGAAGTTGTGTCATATTGGTTTGTTTATTACAGGTGAGTATTCAATTAAATTATTAGAAGACCCGTCACCCCATCCGTTACTATTTGCCATTTTGAATGTTATTTATTTTTGCAAGAAAAACACGAAGTTTAATTACGTTAGTTTCTTTTGGTTTGTAAACTTTAATTTTCATATGTACCATCCAGTATAATTGTTCATTGAATCAGGGAATACATCACTATTTTTATTAGAGCGATACTCTGGGAATAAAGGTTGATTAAAACTCATATAATCTATGAATCTTTGCGTGTAATGTTGTGCAATACTTCTTTCTTTTTCAAGCAAATAATCTACTTCGTTTTTGTCTACGTTTTGAGCGTTCTCAGATGAATGCTTATACACTCCTTTGTTAGCGATCGTGTAAGCTGCAAATGGTAAGTATTCAACCATACCCCAATGAATCAACATTGGCTTAACATATGTATTAACTAATGTCAAATAGTTTCCTGCAAGTGTGTTTGCAATTATATCCGCTTGTATTTTTTGAAATAGTTTTGTACCTAAGTAATTCTGTATATGAATGTCTTGAGCTATCTTGATAAATTGAATAAACTTATCCGTGTCTACATTTCCATTTAATGCAGTATATTTTACGATATCGTTACGAGTTATTAGTAAAGCTTCAGCCATTAGTTAAATCTTTTGTTAGTTGGTAAAAAGCCTTCGTTCGGCATATCAATAGGTCGCATAGAAACCTGTTGCGGATTTCTAATTCTGTAACCTGCCTTTTCTGCTTTGTTTGTACTTATTGTTTTAGCGTTAGGACTTAAAGGATCTATTCCACTATTCTTGTCAAATGCTACAAATGTTTGACGCATCCACTTATGATGACAAGCACCGCCTCCTTTGTACTTAAATATGTCGTATGTGTCAGCACCTTCAGGACCCCAACCTGCATTTACTGCTTGTGAACTCATTCTAACAATATCTTCTTTTCTATAAACTTTATTAGCAGTTACCATTGCTTTACAGAAATCACGAGTTTCATCTGTTACACCGCCATCATACCTGTATCTTGTAATGTATTTAACGCCTTCTATTTTTGTATCTTGTTCTGAAGAAGCTCTTGGATTTGCAGTTCCAGTGCTTACAAAATTATAAACCTTTGACAAAAGACTTTGCTTAGGATTATTTGCTTGTTCTATTTCCGCATCAATTGCATCTTCCTCATCATAGTCAACTTCAAATTCATCTATTAGTAACCACTCTTCTAATACGTCTTCACCTAAATCAATTAGTTCATTTGTTTGTGAACTTAATGCAACTCCTGTTTCTTCTGCAACTTGGTCTGCAGTTTGTGTATTTTCTAAATCAGTAAACTCTAAAGGCTGTAAAGTTTTAAAGAATAGTTTTAAAGCAATTCCATTATAAGCAAGTATTTTATCAAATGCTTCACAAAGTTCTTCTTGCATTGGTCGTATAACCATATTGTCAAAAAGAATACTTGAGTTCTTTAATTCGTCTGCATTTGCAGAAAACCCTGTTGAAGTAGCTAAACCAAATAATAAAGGTGAAGTCACATTGTGTCCGAACATTATTTTCTTTGTGCATTCTTCGCTTAAATAAGTGTAATGTTGAGGTGCATCATTTAAAGGGATATCGTCAACAGTTGTTTTAGATTCTGCGTTAGCGTTAAAAGCAACAATAACTTTTTGTCCCCTTCCACCTGTTAATTTATGCAATACTTTATTTGTGATCATTGACTGCTGTTCTTCAGTCGGAATTCCGTTGTTAAAGTTTACAACCTTTGTTCCACTAAAACCATTTTGAACTTCGTTGATTAAATAATCAGCAACTTCTTCTTCAAGTAGTGCATAAGGCAAAGCTCCTTGATAATCGGGATAAGAATAATACTTCATCCCAACTGCATACGGCTTAGAATATAGTATCTCGACATCGTCTTTTGATGTACCAAATGAAGCATATCTTACAGGTGCAAATTTCTTTACATCCTCCCAATTATCAGAATAGTAATAACCTTCTACTTCTCCGTATTGATTGCACTTTTCTGCTCTAATTAAATTAACAGGAATGTGAAAAGCCTTAAGTATATTCTTTCTATCTTTTGAATAATGAACTTGTATTGCAAATTGACCAAGCATCTTTCGGTCTATAATCATTTTACGAATACAATCCTTGTTAAACAAAGACATCATTTGAGCATACTCGTTTGGCTTTTTAGAAGCGTCTAATGCACTTAAACCTTTTCCGTAAACTAATCTGCTAATGTTGTTTATTATGGCGTTATTAGTTGTTGAATTCGTGTATCGGTCAATTAAAAACTGAAAGTAATTATTATCAATTCCAAATTCAACCCAGTTTTCTCTTTTAGATTCTTGAACCGTAGGTGTTTCGTAAGCGCTTAGGCTTAATATGTGTACATTATCACTCATAAACTATGAATTCATTTGTTGTTGTGTTGCTTGTATATGTTGCATTGTTAACAGAGAATGTTGCGATTGATTGATTAGTGCAAAAAATCTTGTCTTTGTGACAAATGGTTGCTCCGTTAGATAGCAAAAGTGTGTAAGTATGGTTATTTAATAAAGCAAATGTTGCTGTGATTGAGTTTACATAACCTCCCTGTGTTGAACTTGTAATTGGAATTGCCGTAGTTACGTTGGTTTGTTCGTCAATAATAGACATTGTTGTATAATTCTCAAAGCGAGGTATAAAACTAAATGTTTGAGCAGATGTAGAAGGTGTTAAGACTATCATACTATATTAACGCATAAACTTAAGAAACGTTTTGAAATGAAAAAGGGCAGCCGAATAGCCACCCTTAATTAACCTATAAAAAAAGAAATTGTTATGCAGAAACAATTGTAGTAGTTGCTCCAAATACATCTCCAATACTACCTGTTAAATCTGCTTCAGTAGCAGCATCAAGTAGATTGGCTAAGATTTTCTCAGAACCTACGAACGTCAAAGTGTAACCTGACATATCACCCATCGCAGTACCTGTAGACACGTTTGCAGTAGTTAACTCCATTCCGTACTCAATACCTGCAAGGTAAAATTGGTTGTTACGTGTTTTAACAATGATGTTTGGTCTTCCATAAGATAATAACTTAACTATCTTGTGAGTTGCAGCATCTTGTTTCTTAAGTGTAATTGACAAAGTTTGCTCTACAAAAGAAGTTCCGTTCTCTCTTGAAGAAGTAATCACTTGGTCAAAAGTGTTTGTTCCTTTAACTTCAAATTTGTAAAGTGAACTTACGTTAGCAATTGTATCAATTGTATCAGTTCCTGCTACATAAGCAACATCTGTTGGGTAAGCGTAATCTGCAAAATTGATGAAGTAAATTGCGTCGATTCCTGCTACTTGGTCTTTGCAGGTTTCTAATCTTCCATTGGCTATATCACATCCAGGCATAGTATATATTTTTAAATTGTTTTTAAATAAAAAAGGGAAGGCACTTTACCTCCCCTTCTCTTAATATTTATTAGTTATTAGTTAGATGCGTTAACGATTCCGTAAGATACTAAATCAGTTGCAAAACCATATTTAGCATCAGCTGAAAAACGCATTACCACTCTTACATTTTCTGAACCGTCAAGGTCAGCCATATCTAAAACTTTAACTTGGTTCATATCATTCAATAAACCTGTTCCAAAATAAAGATTAGAAGTTGGTGTTAACAAAGCAGTGTTAGCAGCTAATCCGTTAGCTAAGAATACACGAACTCCGTCAAAGAAAAGGTCACCTAAAACTTGGTTTGTACCTTTGTTGTCATAACCATTTGCTCCAACGCCCGCTGCTGCAAAACCGCCAAGCGCTCTTACATAAGCACGATAAATGTTATTAGAAACATAAAGAGTTAAATCTTCTTTTCCGTACAAAGATGCAGGTAAAGCATCAACGATTTTTCCTAATTCAGTAACAACGTTAGCAGCAGTTACAGTAGTACCTGCAATTTCTTGTGCAGATGGCTGAGCAGCTTCAGTTAATAATTGTGTCATAATACCTGCGAATTGACCTGCAGTAGCATTAACTCCTGTCCAAATTGTAGACTCCATTGCAGCAGCAACTTTCTCAGCAACGTGTCCGATTAAGAAATCAGCGAAGTTCTTTGGTAAAGTATCGAATGCAGAGTAACCCATTCCGATTGCATCCCAATCAGATTTAAAATCTTTCTTACACAATTGTAAATTAACTTGGAATTCTTCAGGTTGAATAATTTTTTCAGTTAAAGTCAAAGTAGATGTAGCAGTAAAGTCACAAGTAGCATCTTTAACGATCTCGTCTGTTCCTACTCTCTTAAGAACTTGCTTATATTTTACGTTAGGAAGGACAGTCATTCCACCTTTCTCTAATGTAGGTGCAGATAACAACGCAGCTGCGATGTATTTTCCTGCGAACTCACCTGCGTAAGTTGTAGTAATTGATGTTGTAGTAGCCATTTTTTAAAATGTTTTGTTTAGTTAATATTATTTGTTAATTTTTTCTAGGATAGAATCCATTATGTTACGACTTCTTTTAGTAGCAATTTTGAACATTTCTACTTTAGTTTCGTTTTCAGGATTAAAAGCGATTGGTTTAACTTCTTCTGCAAGTTCGGTTGCTTCTACTGCAACTACTTCAACTGCGCTTAGTGCTTCCAATTTAGCCTTTAATTCAATATTCTCATTTGTAAGTGCTTCGATTTCTGCAAAGAAAGTTTCCTTAACTGTTGACTCGATAGTCTTTTTAGGAGCAACAACTTCTTCAGTAGCAGCAGCAACAGGTACTTCTGGAGCAACCTCATCTTCGGGTGCAACTTCTTCAGCCATTGGAGCTTCTTTTACGGCAGCAATAATACCTTCAACTTCTACAACTAAAATCATTCCATCTTCTAATTCGTATTCTCCAACAGGAACAGGAATCTTTTGCTCGTCAGGTGTTACAACAAAAACTTCGTTGTCCATTTCGAATTTGTCAGCTTCAACGATAGTTACTCCGTCAGCCATTTTCATTTGCATTAAACTCACTTCCATTCCAAGCAAAGTTTTGATTTGATTAATTACACTTGTTTTCATATTTGTTTTTTATGTTTATAATAATTAAACGTAGATGTTTATATTTCTGTTGTATTTCTATCCGTTCTGACGTACTATTGTTCTTGTGCCTTGATTAGTTGTAGTGCTTACACTTTCAGTTCCTGTAGTCATTCCTATTCCTTGAGCTTGTAGACTTCCATCACAACACTTACTTGAGTATGTTCCGTCTTCACATAAGCAACTACGTCTTCCACCCTTAGGACTTGAATAACTTACTGTTTTACTTTTTGCCATCTTATTTATTTTTGGTTATTAATTTCGTTTAACTTTCTAAATGGTAATCTTTTAAAATTATTTGCTTAATCTTTTCAATTAGTATTTCTTCTTCACTAAGCATTGACATCTCTAACTTGTCTGCAAAGTAACCTTCAATTGAAAATCCTTTTACGCTTCCGTCTTTTACTTTCGCCCAAACATCCTCGTTGTTTACTTTCATTGAAATCATCCAAGTTCCAACAGGTAAACTAAATCCGTACTTCTTTGACTTGTCTTGTTCAAGGTCTTCTATAATCCAACTTTCAACAACCGTCAAACCTTTTAACTTTTGATCGTGTTCGTAAGTTGCGTTATTTTGATTTGAGTTCATTAAGAATAACTCCGATGCTCTACGAATTGTATCTTCACTAAAAAAGATATAGTATTCTTCGTTCTTGTCGTTGCGTCTATAAATTTGTTTGTTAGGCACTAATGCAGCACCCATTAAAATCTTCTTTTCAGTATCAATTTCTTTTAGTTCTACTTCGTGTTTTGACAAGGCAATAAAGTTTTCTTCTATTGCAGGATTCTCAACAACTGAAACCGCATCAATTCCACTTAAGGAATCTTTCTCGTCTATAATAAGTTCTATTATCTTCATAATGTTTTAACGATTTTAATGTACTACTGTTGCATTTTCAATTCTATTTCTTTCTAAGCTTTGAGCTGTTGACATATCACCACTAACAACGTAAGCTTTAGTTGGTCTTTGCTGAAGTTGTCCTAGTTGATTGATGCCTGAGTTACCAACTACATTAAAGCTTGGTGAAACAGTACCACCGCCTCCACCGCCTCCAGTGTGGCC